TCACCTTGTCTGTCCACAGGGTGTCTGCTAGATTTAGACGGATCACATTAAAAACATGTTAAATTTTGAATGGCTTGATACTGAACAAAACTTTATACATCAACAAGTCCTTATGGACGCTAAAAAGCTAGAGAAAGAAGATTTACTTAAATTATTTGATATGGTACACAAGCAGTCACTTATACGGAATAGGCTTTTTAGTGGCTTAGTTAAACACTGTGTACGAACTGGTGTAACTTTGCCTTCGTTTGACACGTTGCTTGCACCTCAGGAGATCAAACGTAAGCCTGTGTCTACCTGATTGCCATAAAAAAGCACCGTTGGTACGGTGCTCGGACGGCTTCAACAGGGAATTGTAGCCTAGAAGTCAATCCCCAGAGCTTTGGCCTGTTCCTCTGTTAGCTCCATCGCTTTTTTGCGCTTGGGTTGCGGAGGGGCGGCAGGAGCTTCCTCCGTATCCTTTGCATTAGCGGACGGCAGCGAAGGTTGGAACCCTGAGGATCCTCCAATCTGCGAGGGGTTCTCGGCTGCAAACTGAGCCTTGATTGCCGCGTGGTCTGAACCTAAGGGTAGTTCCACCAAGTTGGCGCCGGGAATGTGCGACTTAAGACAATGCGCTGCAGACGAGGCGCCTTCGACCGCAAGCCACTCGTTGATATCCTCAACGAGCTTCTTCTCTTCTGCGCTTTCTGCAGGACGATCCTTGAAGTCCAGAGCGTTGTAGTTGATCTTGGCTCCATCAGCGCCGGTAACGGGATCTCTTTCATTGAAAGATTTCGTTACAAACTTGCTGCTCGTTACCACGGAGGCACAGTTAATCCTGTTGTTATACAGGGTCTGGAAGTACGAGATGAAGTTCTTCTGGCTGGATTTACCAGAAATCATTGCCGTCGTTACACAGCGTGGGGGAAGCAACCGATGATTGGGAGACACACCGATGAAGGCGATGCGTAGAAATTCCTCTTGGTTGCGCATCCCTAGGTTGCCGAAGTAAGGCGTAAAACCTATAAGGATGAACTCGATCGGAATCCCGTTGTCGTTCGCATCCACAATCGCGGAATCGGAGTCCACGTCTGACTTCCAGCGACGAGCTTGGAGATCAATACGTAGTGTGTGGGGAGGAACATTAGCGAGAATCTCGTCTTCGGAAAAGTTGCCAGCGATGAATACCATAGTTAAATACCTAGATCAAAGGGAGAAATCAATAGAACCAATAGCCGCAGCAGCTACTTTACCTTTTTCAGGATCAGCAGCTTTTTTGGGTGCGGACTTCGTAGATTTAGGGAGGTAAAGGATTTTGTCCAGCGTGTAGTTAAGGTAGTTTTTGTCATCCTTTTCGCTCGTGGATACTTTACCCACGGCGATCGTGGGCGTTCCGGGCGCTAGCTCTGAGAGTTGCTTAGAAAGCTCGGCCCAAGCTGTCAGCTTTATCCAGTTAGTCTCTGAGTTTTCAGACTGCCAAGCTAATGACCGGTTGGTAACCGTTGTGTCTGAAAGCTCGACCTCATCGGATTTGGGTCCGAGACCGCCTGTTGCAATGAAGAGGTTGATTGCCAGCAGATCGTCGAAGTTATCTCTTGTTACAACCAACATAGGTTGCATCTGGAGAACACCATCCAGTGTTGGCCGCGTGGGTCCAATGGCTAGTACAGTATCTGATTTTTTAAGATCCTGTAGTAGTTTTCCTACGTAATGGTTTTTGTCTTGAAGGAGTTGAACTTTTGTGTGTACACGTTTTTCGTTGGAGGGTAGAGAATCAGCTAAGACGTTGATTACGCCTTCATTTTCTTGGGCTGGTTCTGTGATCGTCAGACCGAGTAGAAAGACATTCACGATTTAGTTTCCGGTAAATAGTTGAACGGTGGACTTTTAGAGCCTTGGCAGCCTGGGTCACCCCAGAGCCCTGGCCTAGAAATGCTAGGAGCATATTGGTGTCCGCGCCAGTCAATTTTGAGTTTTTTCCGGATTTATACGAGAAGTGGTATGGGTTTATGCAAGATTTGCAATTGCAGCTTGGGCGAGCCACTACTCCCTCTCTAGGTATATCTAAGTATTTAAGGATCAAATTTCGGACGTAGTACCGTTGTTTAAATACATATATACATGGAACGTTATTGCTGAAAGTTTCTGTCCAAGGTTCGCACGTTCTGTAATCATACATATTTGTAGCCAGTTTTTTAAATAAAATAGCTAGCGGAGTTTCTTTGTACTTTGTGTATCGTAAGTTAAATGAAGTTGCATCTAATGCACGACAAATATCCTCCGCTTGAGCCACAGCGTGGTTACTGTTACTAGCTTCTAGAGCAAGCGTTACAGATTTTTTGTTTTTTATTACTTCAAGTTGATAATCTTTATCATTACTCATAGAATATATTGTTTAATTGTCGTAAGGAGTGTAACTATAGTATGCGTTTGTGTCTGGATCGTAATATCCATTGAATTTAGGCTCTTCATCCGCCGCCGCTGCTGGTGCGGAGTTGGTCGCTTCCCAGTATTGTTGAGCAGGACTTTGTGCTGCTGCAGCCGGTGCCGAGGCTTGATTGGAACTTTCGGTAGCCGTCTGACCGGGAGTTTGAGAGGAGTTAGGTGTATAAAAAGCCACTCCTTCTTTTTGGAAGCCAAGTGAACCCAGATTTGCAGCTTCTTTTGCATCGCTTGTGTAGAAATGCTGTCCAGTAGCCGCTTGGAAATATCGGTCAACAGCTGTTGAACCTTCGGAAGGTGCCGTATAAGCTGCACCAACAGACCCTTCTACGTTATATCCTGCACCCGCCGCAACATCTTTTTCAGCTGCTGAGGCAGTGTAGAAGTGATCCCCTGTTGTCGGATTAAACAATCTGTAAACATCTGAAGTTCCGGTTGTCTGACCTGAGTCTTTAAATAGTTGAAATGCTTGACCCTCGGATGAGAAGCCCGCTGAGTTTCCTTCTCCGACATTACTGGTGTACAGGTGACGCCCCGTGGAGGGATCAACAAACCTAGACATGGCCAGTGTTTCTGGTGTCTTGGCAGGTGCAGTAGGCGCAGGTGTAGCAGGTTTTTCTTCTACTTTGGTCTCTTCATCTTTTGGAACTGGACTTACTATATCTTTAAACGGTACGTTTACAGTAGGGGTGTAGTCTGGTTCTGATGATCCCCAATCTATATTGTTATCTTCTGCTTTATACGCTTCTGGCTGTTTATAAGTTACTCCTGTAGCACTTCCCGCTGGCGGCGTGGCAGGAGCGACAGGCTTTGTGGGAGTGGGTGTTTGGGCAGGTGCTGTTTCAATAGGAGCTTCGACAGGTTTTTCAACCCTGTTTTGTCCATAACTCAACGCAGATCCGTGTCCGCTTGTTGGCTTGTTATAGGCTAAACCTTTTTCAGAAGTGAAAAAACGCTGCCCAGCAAATTCTTTAGGTTTACCTCCATCAAAACCCGCCCCTACAGCTTCTAAGAAAGTATTCCACTCTGCATCACTACCTGGCCCAAACTCTGGTTTGGTAGTTTCAGTTGAAGTATCTGTATTGTCTGAGCTTTGTGTAGATTCAGTATCACCCGCAAATCGAATGGGTTCTTGTTTATCTTCGGCAGCAGGAGTGTCAGGAGTCTCTGTTATACCTATATTTTGTCGTTCTTCTGGAGTTGACAGCGCAAGCCAGTTCGCAGGGTACAGTGTTTCCCCGGCGCTAAAAGGACCTTTTAATGTTTGTCCAGCTAACTGAAAAGCCATTAACTTATGCTCGGATTGAAGATCTTAACTAGCAGTAGACGAAGCAGAATTTCCCCCTGTGGTAGCAGGGGTCTTAGCTTTTATTTTAAATTTAGGTTTGTATACGTTACGTAAACCTGGAAAGTACGAAGTCAGTAGAGAATCTCCTTCACCGTTGTCGGAAGACTCAGAACGACTAAAAGTATCTCCGGCGAACCGCATAACCGCAAATAAGATCTGCTCTATCTTAGCAACTAGACGGATCAATGTTTTCGACCATAAACCGTTTTAACACATGGCGTTTAGGGCTGATCATGTCCAGTGTCCTTAACCTGAACAGAGCTTCCTCGTATGTTTTAAATATTTCTGCCTTGGCTCTGTTGGAGGAGTACTCGGCCACTTTATTATTTTTTAAGTAGCTGTGGACGTACAGCCCATCCTTAGACATGATGGCCCACGT